GCAAATTTGAATAAGAAGGAAAAAGCAAATGGATAATTTTTGGGGACTTTCAGACGGTGATGATATCACTAAAACTGGCGGTCAGTTTGAGGTGGGTGGGGGCGAAATTGAGCCTATTCCTAATGACACAACGTGCACAGCCATTATTGATGAAGCAAAGTGGGATCAAACGCGCAATGGCGAGAATTTAATTTCATTGCGTTGGGCAGTTGTGGCACCGACCGAATATAAGAATCGCAAGATTTTCCAGAAGCTTTGGGTTACTGATTCGGACCCACGCGCAAAGAACGCAAACGCAAAGCGTGATAAAGCCAAGCGTATGTTGGCGGCGATTGATACGAACGCAGGTGGCAAACTGTTAAAAAGCGGCAAGATGCCTACGGACGAATCAATGTCTTTATATCTCACCAACACTCCTATGTTGATCAAGGTAAACACTTGGGAGATGGAGGGGGAAAACGGCGAAAAGATGCGCGGTAATTGGATTGCATCGGTGGCTCCAAAAGGAGGCGCTAAAGCCGCACCGAAACCTTCTACGCCAGCAGAAGTAGACGACGAGGTGCCGTTCTAGAGGGGGAACGGTACTACGTGGGGAGGGCGGTTGTTTTCGCCTCGGTTTGGACCGTCCTCCCTTTTTAAAATGAAGATTTAGGAGATTTAGATGCAAGATTTATTATATGTAGAAGCCACCATCACACTGAATGATATCATACACGAATACATGAAAGAGTTTGGGTTGTTGCCGAAAGTTCGAGAAGTTGGAGTTCCAGCTAGTCGGGCAGAAAAGCGCGGCGAAGAGTTAATGAAAGTATCTTATATAGATGAACCTAACCTTGATTCCGTTATTAAAGCTTGCCGCAAAACGGTAAGTAAACTTGAAGATTTTGAGAATGAAATCGTCACGAGTGATTTAAGTGAACAAAGGGAACGTCGGCGCAAAATAGAACAGATTATTTCTATCATGCATATTAGTCGGACGTTTCCAGAAAAAGCGATCAAACGATTAAAAGGGCTGCGGCCCAAAATGGAGAAGGCATAATGGAACAGCGTAGTGAAGAATGGTTTGCCGCAAGACGAGGCCGCGTAACAGGATCCGCCGTAGGCGCTATTCTTGGATTGTCTCCGTATATGTCCGCAGATGACGTATTGCGCCGTATGGTACGCGAAAAGTTTAATGCGCCATCTGAGTTCGTGGGCAACGTAGCTACAGAATGGGGTATCGCCAATGAGCCTGGGGCCATTAAAGAATACGAAATGGAAACGGGGATTACGGTAAAGCCGGCAGGATTTTATACGCACCAAGAATGGTTAGGAGCGTCACCCGATGGTTTGGTTGGCGAAGAGGGTCTGATTGAAGTTAAGTGTCCCTACAGCCTACGCCATGAAAAAGCGCCCGTGCCGTTCAAGCCATTGGCGATGCAGATGCATTACTATGCTCAAATACAGATCCAATTGTTTATTACGGGGCGGCCGTGGTGCCATTTTTATCAGTGGACGCCGGCAGAGTCTCGGAATGAGATTGTTGCGTATGATAATCATTGGATTGAATCCAATATGCCAACGCTTCTCGCGTTTTATCAACGGTATATTGTTGAAACTACCCATCCTATGTTGGCCGAACGGCATTTAAAGCCACGGAAACAAGAAAACGATAAGCCAGAGTTGCGCCAATTGGCTGCTGAATATTTTGATGTAGTCGCGGATATAAAAGCGGCTGAAGAACGCAAGGCGGAATTGTTAGACAAGATCGTTTTAGGTGCTGGCGGTGAGCCTTGTTATATTGCAGGGCATACACTGACTAGGGTCGATCGCGAAGGATCTATCAGTTATTCTAAAGTTGTTAAAGAACATATTCCGCATGTTGATCTTGAGCCTTACCGCGGCAAGCCAACCAGTTATTGGACGTTTAAATAATGGGAAAGCGGTCGGAGTTTGAACGCAATCCAATGGATTACTACCCGACACCTAAAGAGGCGGTAATACCGCTTCTTAAAAATCTTCCCGAATGCGTGTGGTTTTGTGAACCGTGTGCTGGAGCTGGCGTTTTATCAGCTCATTTAGAAGCGGCCGGTCATTTGTGTGTTGAGGCTTATGATGCGGAGCCACAAGCAGATTGGATAGGACGTAAAGATGCGTCATTTCTTGCGGAAGAAGACGTCCAAGGTTGTAGATATATCATTACGAACCCGCCTTGGGAGCGTGTGGTACTGCATCAGATCATCGAAAGGTGCGCGGCTTTGCGACCGACATGGTTGTTGTTTGACGCGGACTGGATGCATACAAGGCAGTCAATACCGTACATGTTAATGTGTGAGATGATCGTATCCATTGGTCGGGTCAAGTGGATTGCCGACAGTGAAGGCGCAGGGAAAGATAATTGCTGCTGGTACAAGTTTGATCGGCGCAATAAAAAACCGACAGTATTTGTAGGACGTTAAATGTTAAGACCATATCAACAGGCGGCGCACGACGCGATTGTGCAATGGATCCGCATATCTAAAACAGCGTGTATGATTGAGGCCGCCACGGGTGCGGGTAAAAGTCATATCATTGCGGAACTGGCACAGACGGTCCATGAGGTGTCAAAGGGTAAGCACGTCTTGTGCCTTGCACCTAGCGCAGAGCTAGTGATCCAGAATAGTGAAAAATATGGAGCTACGGGGAACCCTTACTCATTGTTCTCCGCCAGTGCGGGAAAGATATCGCTACGCCATCCGGTAGTTTTTGGTACGCCGTTGACAGTTGCCAATCGGATCAAGAAGTTCGGTTCTAAGTTTGCCATGGTTGTGATTGATGAGTGCCATGGGATTACGCCTACGGTTAAAAGCATTGTTGATGCCATGAAGGAGCAGAACCCGCTATTGCGCGTGGTGGGTATGACAGCAACTCCTTATCGGTTTGGTACAGGGTACATTTTTAATCAATGGCCAGATGGCACACCTGTAGCCGAACGAGAAAAGAAAGATCCTTATTTCGCGGCATGCGTGTATCGGATTACGGCTCGGGAGTTGATTGATCAGGGTTTCTTGACACCACCAACGGTAGGGTCAATTAGAGCCGAATCATACCATACGCTTGCCATGGAATTAAATAGCAGGGGCCAGTTTGACGCGGCCGACGTTGATAAGGCGTTTATTGGTCAGGGCCGTAAAACAGCGGCCATTATAGCGGATGTGGTGGCGCAGTCTCGTGATCGGCAGGGAGTTATGATCTTTGCCGCAACAGTGCAGCACGCTAAGGAATGTTTAGAAAGTCTTCCGCCTGGGCTATCGGCAATCGTAACCGGAGAAACGCCGCGGGAAGAAAGAAGCGATATTATTTCAAGGTTTAAAGCTCGGGAAATTAAATACATCGTGAACGTGTCAGTTTTGACAACAGGGTTTGATGCACCGCACGTTGACGTAATAGCAATGCTCAGAGCGACCGAATCAGTGGGGTTGTTGCAACAGATCATTGGTCGTGGGTTGCGTAAGAGCGAAGGTAAGGATGATTGCCTTTTGCTAGATTATGCCGAGAACGTAGAGCGCCACTGCCCAGACGGGGATGTGTTTGACCCGCGCATTAAGTTGTCGGGCCACCAATCCGAAGGGGTTACCGTTAAATGCACTTGCCCATCGTGCGGCAGATTAAATGAGTTTAAAGCACGGGTAAACGATGATGGTTATAATATTGATGAGGAAGGTTACTTCTGCGATTTAGATTTTAACCGTATTCCATCGGAATTTGGAGACATACCGGCGCATCATGGCCGTCGCTGTGGGGCTACCTTACAAGTAAAAGGTGGAGATTTAGAACGGTGTAGCTATCGTTGGACGTTTAAAGAGTGCCCACATTGTAATGCCGAAAATGATATAGCGGCACGGTATTGCGTGGAATGTAAGGGTGAAATTGTTGACCCGAATGAAAAGCTTAGGATCGAATTTAAGGCCATGAAGGCCGACCCTACGAGACGCCAGACGGATGAGGTTATGGCATGGGTTGCAAAGCCCACGATGAGCCGCGCAGGGCGTCCTATGATTAAGGTGGATGTTACCACGCCGTATCGATCGTTTGCTTTCTGGGTTCCGCAAGAACCTAATTGGGATAAGGGGAAACAGGAAAAAGGACTATATGATAGTCTAAAAGGTCACGAGCCAACTACCATAACTTATCAGAAGGATGCGAACGGCTGGTACAAGGTCTTCGCTTACAATAGGAAAGCCGATGAAATTCCCGGATGATATAGCGATTTACGGAAACGTGGATTATCGGGGCGATTGCCCACCAGAAGCCATTGAACAAGTTACATTTTTTAACCGAATCAGGATGCGTTATCCCGATACATGGGGACGGATTGCGGTTCACCCAAGAAATGAAGGAGCTCGAGGATATCGGCAAGTTGCAAAAGAAAAGGCAGAGGGCATGACGCCTGGCGCGGCAGACGTTATTATTCCGGGAAACCCAACATTTATTTGCGAGATTAAACGGCGGGATCATACTAAATCAAAATGGCAGCCAAATCAGTTGGAGTATTTAAATGTCGCGCAAGAAGCGGGAGCGTTCGTCTGCGTCGCCCTCGGGGCAGATGCGGCTATTCACGCCTTCGAAGACTATTTGGAAGACAGGTCAGATGCCAAGCCAATTGATTGATGATGTAATGAGCGGTAAGACAAAATTAACTGACCAGTCTGGTCCGATTCAGTCAGCTTGTTCGCTATATATATACCAAGATGCTTATAAGATTTTAAAGTTACCCACGAAAGAAGAGCGGCGATTGGCGTTGGATAGGGTTCCAGAATTATTGCGGCCACACATTGAAGAGGAAGTAAAAAGGTTATGGTTAATTGGCAGGAAATAGCGGAATGGGTGGCTCTTTTATGGGGTCTTTTAATAATGAGCGTCATTATAGTTTTTATTATTGAAGGGCACATTCAAAATGAAAAGTTCAAAAATTTATTACAAAGGAAAATTAATCGTTTCCTACATTGTGAAGTTGAGTATGCCGTATGGCGGAACCGTAAGAAGAAGGCCGAAACTCCATGATCCGTATAGATCCACCCCTTCCCTTGGACACACCAAAAGGGAAATCCATGGCGCACTTTCTAATAGATTACGGCGTGGAGCACCACCTATTTTGGGTTTGTTTTCAAAATGATACGGGAGAATGTTGGACATGGTCTAACAAGGATATTCGCCTAGAAGCCAACCCAACGATGGGGCGCCCTAAAAATAATTTTAAAAAAAATGAAGAATAGGGGTTGCAACATTAATTCAGATATGGTTTATAAATGTTGTCAGCGACGCGGTGTTGCTGCCCAGATGGAGATTAGAGATGAACACGAACCTCACCCTTGCAGACCAATATGCAATTCAAGCCCTTGAGATTAAGGCAGGTGAAGATAACCTTAAAGTTCTTAAAAAGGCCGTTGTTGATACTGGCGTTGATACCCTTGAAGGTGAAATGTACGATCTTTCTATCCATTTACGCGCCAAGAAGGTTATCGACGAAGAACTCCTGTTCAATACGCACGGTGTAACGCTCAAGGACGTTGAGGCTTTGGAAAAGCTTTTGAAGTCCTACAAGGCTTGCACCAAAGACGATATGGAAATGACCACAGTGGTCAATGTCAAAGCTAAACTAGCGATCGCGGCGTGAGGAGGGGAAAATGCGTACAATTTGGACAATATTAGTAGAATATCAAATGCCAGACCGCACCATGCGACGTAAAAATTACATGATGTGGGACACAATGCAAATTGTAGCTCTTGAGCGACACTTAAAGCGCGTTAACGGTAAAATTTTGCACCGCGTAGTAATGCCGGTCATGACTTTTGATGAAGTTATGGATCAGATTGACGATGAGATTAACTATTTAGAAACGTTATCATAAGGAGATAAAGATGACACGCAATCAAGTAGACTTTTTAAAGCAAAACACCGCCTATGAATTGGCTAGTTCAATCAAACAATATTGGGGTTTAAGAGGGTATTATGTGAATACCAAGGTTGTAAAAATGAACTGGAGAGGAGTTCGAGTAAATAAAGTTTCAGATAATGAAAAGTCGGAAACAACATACATTTATGAAATTAAGTCAGATATGATCAATGGTTTTCCAAAAGACCATCCACATTTAAAAGGGGTTAAGGATGAACAAGGTTGACGTGGAAGTCAACGATATGGTTCCAATTGAAGGGGTTGATTTCCTTGTTCGCGGGCAGATCACCATTGAATATTATGACCCCTTTAATTGGAGAGTGTGTAGTATAGGATTAGATATCTTTGAGGATGAAATTCGCCATAATGGGTCCTCTATACAAATAGGAACTTTATGGGGAAAAATAGTACCGACCTTATCTAATCAGATAGAAGATCGCATTCAAACAGCAATTATGGAGAAGTGAAATGACGGATGCAGAAAAGAAACCTCGGGGCCGCCCTCGTAAAGAGAAAAGCCAAATTGATATAATTGATGCCGAAGTTTTTAAACTACAAACAAAAGTTGACGCAATACACAGGTTAATCCCGATGCGGGAAGCCGACCTGAAGTTAAATCTTG